CATGGATTAGCCCTTGCAGATTGCGCCATAAACGCGGTTATGCGCGATCACCTCGCGCCGGGTCTGGGCAGTGTCTTTTGTGGAGTTCGAAATCGGACGGAAAACTTTGCAGCTCCCATCTACTGTCTGCATCGTTGAGCATCCGCAGAGCGGGAAAACGAGCAAGATTGCTGCTGTCTTTAGCGTCATTGTGGTATTCTCCAAGGATGAAACTCACACAACAAACGCTTAAAGAACTTTTGGATTACAACGCCGACACTGGCGTATTCAAGTGGAAGGAAAAGCCATCAAAAAAAATATTGGTTGGATCAAATGCAGGGGTAATTGATGCATCAACAGGATATATAAGAATAGGCATACTAGGCAATAGGTACTACGCGCATAGGTTGGCTTTGATGTATGTTAATGGGTATTTTCCGTATCTCGGAGTTGACCACGTGAACGGAAATAAACAGGATAACCGCATAGAAAACTTGCGCGAAGCAAATCAATCACAGAACACATCAAACACCAGGAAAAAGAAAAAAAACGGTCTTAAAGGCGCATTCCTTCATAACGGTGGATGGCAAGCAAAGATATGCGTTGGTGGAAAAAGGTTTTACCTTGGCACCTTCGATACAGAACAAGAGGCTCACAACGCCTACTGTGCAGCCGCAATATTTCATCACAAAGAATTCTGTCGTTTTGATTAATCCCTGGTCATTGAATCTATGAGTGCGCCTTCTGGAAGACTATAAACCGATTTGCGCGCTCTGTCGGCTGTCTTGGAATTCTTTGCTATGGATCGTTCTATCTGTGCCGTAACCTTCCTTGCCCCTCTCCGTTCGTAATGTGCGGCTATGGATATCCACGCAATACCAAGGATAGACAAGATTACAGCCCACCTTCCAATAGGCGTAAAAATGAAAGATAGGAGTCCAGCAATCATTGGCTCTGCCCGCGTTTTGAGTACAGGTAGAACGCTGCGACCGTAATCGATAAACCTAAGGCCATAGTCGGTTGCGCTACTGCCCATGTTTTTATTGCTCCTGCATGTTCTGCAACTGTCTTCCAGGCTGTGACATTCGTCACGCTGTCTGCGATCTCTGGCGGCACACTCGGGATCGGAAGGCCGGGAAGGGTCTGCGTGGCGACAACGGCGGCTGCACCTGCTGCCGTAGCGGCCGTGGCAGGCTTGACGGGCTCTGCCGATGCGGTCACGGTTTGCGGCATGAAGGGGTCTTCGGGCTGCTGTGCGGGGTTTTTGAACAGCGCGGATTCCCGCGTGCGCCTCGAAACGAGGCCAGGAAGTGTCTGTCCCTGTGCCTTCACATAGAGGAGGAAGGCCTTTGCGGTTCCAGTCCTGTCGCCTTTGTTCAGCCGGGAGACGAGTTTTTTCAGGTTCGCAGGGCCGCAGTTGTAGGAAAACGAAACCAGCGCATCGAACTCGTTCTGCCCGATGGGCACCGTCACGTACTGCGTGACATAGGATTCGTGCTTGGCGAGCTCCTTTCTAAGTTCGTCCCGCGCCTTCTCCTCGGTCCACACATCTCCCATCTTGACACCGGATGTGCATCCGTAGCCGATTGTTGGAATGTCGTACTTCCCGTTTCCGAGATAGGTCTGGTATGCCGTGCAATCGCCATTCGACAGCTTCTTATGGTAGCCTTCGAATGAGCAAATCAGCCGCACCCCATCCTCGCTGATCTTCATTCCTCTCCCCCCGTGATCTGATCGAGGCGGCGGAAGCTTTCCTGCTGCGCGGAAACCTGACGCTCCAGCTCGGCAAGCTTGGCCTTCAGCTCGTCAACGTCTTCCAGAGGGGCGGCCTCGACAGCAACGCCGCCCTTGGTGGCCCGGTAGGTTTCCAGAGCAGCCGCAGAGGCCTTCACAGAGGCCTGCTTGGCGGCTTCTGCGGCTTCCCTCTCCCGGCGCACCTGCTCGTCACGGGCTTGCGTGTAGGGCTCCAGAATCCAGCCGAACGCCGCGTTGAAATGCGCCTCATCGATCGGCATGTCACCGGGCCTGATGTTGGGACGCATCGCATTGCCGGTCACAATGGTGCGGTATTCGACATGACCCTGTTTGCTGTCCGTGTTGTACTGGACGGCGGCGACATCATCCCATTTCGTCGACGGGTCGCCGTCGAACACGCTCCAGTCCACATCAGGCAGCGGAACGGCCACGCCGTCGCAGATGACCGTCTTGTCCTCGACTACGATGGTGATTTGCATGTCTGAGCCTCGATAAGTTTTGCGTCCTGCTGTTTTGAAAGTTCCTTAGCCCGGTACTCCGGGTTGAAGACCATTTCCCGGAATTGGGTCATTGCGGAATGCGTGCCGTCCGACTGGCGCAGGACTTCGCCCTGGAGGAACAGCACCAGGTCATCCACGCAGCCCCAGGCTTGGCGCTCCTTGCCCGTGAACGGATCGGCTCCCGGCAGCGAGCGCCATCGGTTGCAGGTTCCGGAACAGACCAGATCCCGGCATTTTTTCTCGAAGGCCGTGTGGTGGCAGAGCTTGTCCTTGTCGGGGAGTTCGAACGTCATGACTTCTGCCCGATCACGGCGCCGACTGTTTTGACGGCCATGTTGAAGGCATTCATGGTCAGCGAGTGATTGTGAGCCGTTGTTGAGCCTGTCGAACTCGTCGCAGATACCGTGGTTGCGCTGTCGCCTGATCCATTATAGCCAGGATAGCCAGACCCAGAAGTAGTTGTCGTGTATGCACTAGAAGTGAGTGGATGGGTATGTGCCGCCGTCTTCGAGATCGATGGCGTGTCGTTGCCAATTGTGCCGGTCAGCGTCTGGCTGGCAAACAAAGTGCTGGCGGCAACAGAGCCTCCCGTTGAAACGGTGCCAGTCGTGAATGCCAGAATGGCGTCGTTGTAGGATGCGCCGGTTTCCTTGGTCCAACCCGTTGGCGGGGTCGTCTGCTGAAACAGTACGCGTGCACCAGCCGAGAAGATGTAACCCGCCGTGCGCCATTCCCCCAACAGATCAGCGGTGAGGTTTTCCCAATTGATATGCCGGTTTCCGGCTGCCGATGCGATGAAGGCTGGAAGCTTGTCACCAGTCGTCAATGTCGTGACGGCGGACAGCGCATTGGGGTTTCTGACATAGCGCACGTCAGCGGCGTCTTGTGTCAGGAAGCTTCCGCCCGATGTGCCAGAGGCCACGACAGCGCCCTTGACGTTGTCGTGCTCGGCAATGGTAATGCTGTTCGATGAGATCGTGATCTTATAGGCACTGGTATCGGTGTAGACGAGCGTTTTGGTACTGGAGCCATAGGCCGTGACCGGGTATCCTGCCGAATCCGTGTAGATGGTCGATCCGAGCGATACGGTCAGATCGGCGTCGGCATAGACGAGCTTCGGCGTGGTTGTGCCAGCCTCGCAGAATGTGACCTCGCAAGAGGCAAAGGGCACGCCGGATGTATCAATCAGACGTTGACCAGGGGTAAAGACTGCTACGGCGTCTGCCATGTGCTTGCGTTCCTATTTCCCAGCGATAGACGAAATGACAAACGACAATAAAAACCCGCCCAAAGACCCGTTTTGGAAGATGTTCATCGCATGTATGATGGCGATTGCGGTAGTTGACGTGTTTAAGAAGCTAGGCATCTGGGGGCTGTAGCCTAGTCGCCCTCGATATGGCTGACGACATTGGCGACCGCCGCCGCGATAGCGCGTTGCAATTCAGGCCCGTTGGCCACGCGCCGCGCCGCATGATTTCCGGCATTCCTGATGGCAGCGGGCCGCGACATGAGATTGCCTGCAAGCCTGCCCGCAATAGCGGTCGTCAAAGTCGCACCCATATCCCCGCTTGCTGCTGCTCCTAGTGCGCCGGTCAAAGCAACAACGCCGCCCGTGCCGGATGGATTGCCCGCCCGGCTGTATCGCTGCAAAGCCTGCGACACCTGAAACAGATTGTTCAACTGCCGCACAACATTGGCATCACCAACCGAGTTGAACAAAATCCGCCGCCCTTGCGGGGACAGGCTGGACAGTTTCGTCACAAAGGTATCGGTCGAAAACTCGTTGGCGCTGTTGCGGCCTAGCCGCATGATGGCTTCACCCGCAACCTGCCGCCAAGCGTGAGGCCCCGCCGCAATGCGTGCTTGATGCAAGGTTCTAACGTCTCCCGTCTGCGTGCTGCCCGCAAAGCGTACAACCCTATCAACGATGCTTTCCCCCGTTGCATCGCCCCTTGAGCCAACAACCTTGGCGACGGCCTCCCGGCGCTCGGCGAGCTGCCTGTTGATGGCGTTGGCGCGCTGCCAAGCCTGCGTTGCGCGCGGCCCCGCAGCGCTCAACAATCCTTCAATGTCTCGGCTCAAAGCCCCGTAACTCGATTTCAACGCTGCGTTA